AGGTCGCGGTAAACAGGGCGGTAGACAAGAACGGGTGCCTGTGATGCATCTGCTCCGCGCCGAATTCCAGCCACAGGCCCGGGTTAGCTTCCGCGTTAACGCTGCCCCACAGGCTTCCTGACGCCCCACGTCCCATGACCGTGTGAATTGAAGACTTGGTGAACCCGGGCTTACGGGCGCTGGTAGTGCGCTCAGACCACACGTTGCCACGGCGAACGGGAACCCTCGCGCGAGCGATGGCCGCCATTTCCTCGGTAGTCTTCCGCAGGTAGTCGCCTACAGGCCCGTCAGGGTCTTCAAGTACCCAGGTAACCTCTGCCTCATTCAGCTTGAACGTACTCACAATTGACTGTCCTCCGGCTTAATCTTACGTCCCTTATGCTCCTTATCCGCGTCTCCGGAGAAGAACAGTTCCTCGTCAGACTGCGGGCTGTCCTGAAGCTTGCGCGCAAGGTCAGGCATTGCCGTGAGGTCAGGCTTGGCATCGGGGTCCTTGCCCAGGGCGATCATCATCGCGCGAACCTTGGCCTGCGCTTCCTTCTCAGGGTCAGGTGCCTGTCCTATCTCAGCATCGAAGCGCTCTACCTGCTCCTGAACGCTGATAACCTCGCCGTTGTCATCCTCACGCGCGTCAAATTTACGTATGAAGGCGAAGTAGATGATGTTGCATATCTCCCTGATCGTGAAATCGAGGAGACCCCGGCCGTGCGTGAAGCACAGTTCGCCGTCCAGGCGGGCGAAGTTAAGTACCCCCTGGCGGATTAGCCAGAAGGCTGCTCGGTAGGGCGGCCGGAGATCAGCTCCGAAGCCCCGTTGATCACTTCGATCAGCTCGTCCACCTTGATCTTCGGACGGGTCACGCGAGCGTAGTGACGGAACTCCTGCCAGTCGTCCTCGTGAATGACGTCCTGGAGCATGGCGTGCACGGCTGCGAGGCCGGCCTGGTCGTCAATGCTCAGCTCAGCGGCGGCAGCCCACTCGAACATGGCCATAGCGCCGAGCTCGTCGTCAACCCGGAACTCCTTGTCACGCAGCTTGACCTTGAGGTCTTCGGGCTTCTTGCCCGTCACTACCGTTCCGGACTTGACGTCGTCGTCGGTTACGGCGCGCTGGATGGTAGCCGCTGCACGATCCGCGCTGCTCCTTGGTGCCATGGCTTGCTTTACCTCTGTCTCCTGGTAGGCTAATGCTGCGTGCATCCTTAACAGGAGACCGGATCAGCCCGTACCAGGAGTAGCATCCTGGTACGGGCTGTTTCAGGCTTAGCTGCCCGGTACGCCGCCGACCGGGTACCTGTTGATGCGCGATGCCGCATTCCAGGTGGACTTCAGCGAGATAGCCGCCGACACAGAACCTGCAAGGGCATAATCCGGTAGGATCTGGCCGTAGAAGTACTGCGTCATGCTCGTGGTCGGATACAGGTAGAAGTTCCTGGCAAGGCCGTCCTGCGCCGCTGCGTACGTCTGCGCCGTAGCGGAGTCGAAGAAGCCGGAGAAGTCGCCGGATGCGTCGGGAAGGCCCGATACCCAGATGAGGTTCTGGTCACCGAGGCAGGTAACGTCCACCTTCGCCACGGTGTAGTTGATCGACCAGTCCGACAGGAAGGCCATGGGGGATGCGGCGTCACCGTTGTTTACTCCGAGGTAAACGATACCGTTACGCCCGTGCAAACGGGACATTTAGCGCTCCCTAGTTCAAGCGAGCCCGCTGTCACGGGCATTCACTCTCCAGGGTAAGCAGCTATAAGAAGTCATTCAAGGGATGAATGCGCCGGACCTCACGACGTGTAATGCGCGCAACGTTTGTCTTTGCGTTGAGAGTGACGTGCGGATCTACCAGCGCGCCTTCCAGGCTACGGGGTGCCCGGGCGTCCTGCACGTACCAGCGCTCTATGCCGGCGAGGCGAGAGTAGCCGATCCAGTCGCTGTCATCGTAAAGCCGCCTTATCAGCCTGAAGCCCTTGGGGAATACAGGATCGCTGTCAAGCAGCTGACGGGACACGTCCGTGTAATAGTGCGTCACGTCAGCCTGCACAGGCTTTCCAGCTTCTGCATCATGGCTTGCGCATTGTTCTTGAACGTGCGGTCTTCCGTAGCCGCCTGCGCTCTCAGCCCCATTGCTATTCTCGCTGTCTCGTGCTTCAGGAGCCATGCCAGCTGGTCAGCGGCCTCATCAGCGTCCTTGAAGACGGGCAGGATGCCCTTGAAGACCTCGTCACCCTCAGGACGGGGATCTCGCAGGAACGGCAGGCCGCACGCGGCCATCTCCACCTCCCTAGGCCCCATGGCCCAGCCCTCGCCCTCGTGGCCCTCCTCAGACTCCTTGCGGTACACGTTGATGCCGGCGCGGCTCGCACGGTACGCCCTGGCAGTCTCAGTGTTGTCCACGGACTGGTCTCGCGGGTGACTGAGGAAGCTCAGCAGCGGCGAGCCGTCCAGATGCTCCTGATCCCAGCCTGAGCCGCCAAGCTGCACGTTACACTTCACGTTGTCCTGAGCCAGCTTCTCAATGAGCTTCTCGAAGAACAGCTGCCGTGACCGGAACATCGTGCCGACGAACGTGAAATCGGATTCCGGCCACAGCTTGAGCCTGTGCGCAGGGAAGTGCACTTCAGGATCGTAGGCGTGCGGCATGTACATGCTCGGAGCCAGCTGGCTGTACTCACTGACGTTCTGCGGGTCGTTAAGCAGGTTCAGGTGCGCGAACTGCGCCCGCATGAGCTGCTCATCATCCTGATAAGGGCTTTCGGTGTGCAGCATGACGATCTTGTGCCCGCGCGACCGGATTAGCCTGAGCTGGTCAGCCCTGACGTAGAACGCCGACACGAACAGGACCACCTGCGGCCAGTACGTGTACAGCTCGTGGCTCATCCCCTGGAATGCGGCTAGCGTGGCGTCATCCGGGCTCATCGCCCGCCGGTACTCACCCGTGTTGTCGTAGTCGGGCAGCCTGACCTGGCTGTAGAAGCTCAGGCGCTCATTGCTGTTGTACACCCTGACCGTGTGCCCCTGATTACGCAGGGCCTTGTGCCAGCCGTTGAACACGTCGGCTACGGAGAAATCAGGACCCGGGTGAACCATGAGGATGCGCACTACATAAGCTTACAGCAATTGCCGCGCAGCCTCTTGCATGTCAGGGTCCTCGTGAAGCCTAGCCTGCGCCTTCTGCCAGCGCCAGCGCTCCTTCAGGACCGGGTGACGAGACATAAGATCCCGCATCTCCGGGGACCGGCTGCCTACGTCTACGCCCGCCCAGAACCTGAGCCATATGTACTCGCGCGCCTTCTCGTCTTCCAGGCGGGCTACGGCTCTTTTAACCCTTTCGGTTACAGGATCAGCGGGGAGTTCCCAGTACGACAGTATCTCGTCAACCTGATTCCGCGCCTCGTCGCTCATGGAGTCAATCCACACGCTCGGGACCGCCTCTACGCTGCCCCGGTTCGGCTCGTGGCCTAGCGGCTGGCCGTGGCCGTGCGCCAGGTCACGCATGCGCACGCGGGCAGCCCGGGTTATCCAGGATGCGAGCGCGCCCTTGTCAGGGTCAAAGGACTTCAGCGACCGCCACATGGCTATGCGGCCCTCTTGAACCAGGTCAGCGTGATCACGGGAGCGAGCACCGTCAGGGAGCGCGTACGCTGCTTCCCGGCGCAGCCACGCGTCGTAATCGGCCAGGATTCTCGCGGCATCCAGCAGGTCCCGGGTCACGCTATGAAGTCCACTGTCTCAAACATGGCGTCATGAGATACCCAGCGACCGAAAGGCTCGCGCCAGCTCCGGATCTTCCAGCCCCAGGGATTCTCGGCTACCACGCGCACGAACCTGTAGCAGCACACGTCTACAGGAAAATCCCGGTAACACAGCCGGGCGTTGTAATACGTCACGCGCTGATCGACAGTAGGATTCGCGCGTGGAAGTAATCCTGGCCGGCGATCTGTATCTGCCCGATCTGGCTTACCTCAGTCGGCACGCACCACTCCACCACGTGGCCCAGGGTGTCATCGGACATGATGGCGTCAGGAATGGACAGCAGTACGCCGGCGCGCTCCGACCCTGAGTCAACGAGCTCTTCCACGAGCATCTGCGCATCCTCAGTGATCGCCCGGCTGACGATGACCAGCACCTGGAGCCTGTAGCCCGTGGGAGACGAGGGAGCGTTAGGATCGCCCATGATCTCCGCTGCCTCGTTAAGCGTGCCGCCGAAAGATACAGGCGGGCTTCCCGGGACGAACGAGACCATGGGCGGGGTGACGGTATCCGGCATGTACGGGCGCGTGTCGATACCGCACCTGACGCTGATGATGTCGGTCAGGGCCTGTCGTACCTGCTTCAGTGTTGACATCTCAGTCCTTTTTCCAGGAGGCGTACCAGTACTCGTCTACAGTATCCGGCACAGGCACGAGCTTGCCCCAGCTTACCATCCGGTTACCGGGCATCAGGACTGCGGCGTGCGACCCTGTCACCGTGTCCAGCCTGACGAGAGACCCGGGCACTGCCTTGTCAATACGGCAGTACTCTTCCACCCTCCACGGCCAGGTAGCGCCGTGCTTACTGTGCTCTAGCGCCTCGGGGATGGTAAGGCCCCATTCGTGACCCAGCCAGTTAAGCGATTCGATAGCCTCGTAACTGAGCCGGTAGTCGTGCCAGGCGAGCAGGTGGTTGGCCAGCGCCACGGCAACGCAGTTCGGGCGTCCCTCGTCGTTGCCCGCTGTAACCCAGCCGGTTACTATGCTCGCCGTGACGAGGGACGGGGCTGCCGCCTTCTTCGGTGCCGCGTGACCCGTGCTTGACGTATGGGCCTTGGCCTTGGAGGACTGCGCTGCTGACACTGCTGACTTTGCCTTGTTCCTAGCCACTGAAGCCTGCGTCTTCCTGGTTTGCACCTGACGGGTTGCCCTCTTGGCCTTCGGCCTCTTCACGGCCCTGCGGGGGCTGTTAACCGGTCCCAGGGCTGCCGCCGCCCGGAGCCCGGCCGACTTAGCCTGCGCGCTGTACCCCCGGGCCACGGGCTTCTTAACCGCCTGCCTGGGGGATGCTGCTGCCTTCTTCAGGATCTTCTTCGCGCTCTTGGGCTTCAGGTTAGCCTGCGCTCGCCGGCGAGCGGCCACGGCGAAGCGTGCCTGCGCGCTGGCAGCCTGCCTGCGGGTGATGGTCTGCATGCGCACCTGGTGCGCGTGGATCGAGATTCCCTGGTGAATGAACTGCGCCTGGGTGGCCAGCTGGGTAGCGCGGAAGACGTTACGGGCTGCCCTCGCCCGGTTAGCGGCTACCTGGTGACCGCCCGCCACCTGAGCGAACGTGCGGCGCACGGCCTGCTGGGCTACCCTTGCCCGGCGGCGCTGGTAGAGGGCGGCGGCCTGCTTCTGCGTGACGCGGGCAGCGGACTTCAGCCTGCGCAAGCGCAGCGCCTCGGACTGCTGCTGGCGCGTGACCTTCTGGGCTGCCGCCCGGTACGCCTTCCACTGCGCGGGCGTAAGGCGCGGTCCTGACCTCTTCTTCACGGCGGCCTTAGCGCCCTTGGCCTTCGCCTTGGAAGCCGGGGCCTTCTTAACCGCAGGGGCCTTAGTCGCCTTTGCTGCCATCAGGCCCGAACCCGAATCCCGCGAAGCCTCCCAGGCCGGTGGCATCCGAGGACAGCTTCGCGTGCTCGAACTCCTCTGACGAGGTTACCTCGTCACCGTCAGGGCGCTTGATCATCGCCTTAGTCAGCGCGGTCTCCCATACCCACAAGCGGCTGCCTATGCCGAACGTCAGTCGCACGGGGGACCTGCCTCTCTTAGATGCCCACCACGTTGCGCGGGTTCTGGTAGTCAGTGATGAGGTCCATGATCTGCGGGTTCGACTGTACGCGCACGAGGCCAAGCTCGCCAAACCCGGCGACGCCCCAGGGCGTGTCCTTCGCCTTGAACAGGTCCACGGCCAGGATGAGCGCGGCATTAGCGATGTTCTGCGGGACGGACTGCCAGCCCCAGGTTGCCGTGATCTGCACCCGGTTGCGCTGGGTCCACGGCCAGATGAACGGCAGGAACTGACCGCCGCCGACGCTGGAGTTGAGCAGGGCCTGGACGTAGTTGTGCGGTCGCTTCTCGCCCAGGTACCCGGCGTTGTAGTGATCGGCGAAGCGCATAGCCTGGTAATTGACGTTCTCCGCCCAGGTGACCTCGTATACCCCGTCACCGTCATAGTCGAGCTTGAACGAGGTAATGGAGCCGGGCACGAACGGGTCGGTGAACAAGGCGGTAATAGAGTCGTACGTGAACGTGCGAGCCTCGGTAACCCGGTAGAAGTGCTGACCGCACTCATTGGTGAGCATGCTCGTCGCGGACAGTACCGCCCGCTGGATCTCGAAATCGTCCTTAGTGTCGTCGGGGGACACGGCAAGAGCCGACTTGACCTCACCGACAGAGCAGTACGCGAAGTTAACGGCAGCGCCGGAGTTAAGCGGGAACACCCGGAATGAGCCGGGGAAGATCTGGCAGCCATTCTGCACCGGCCCGCCAGCGCCGATGAAGTTCCAGTTCCACAAGCCTGCCTCAGCAGGCCCGGGATTGAAGGGCGTAAGGTCGATGTGGTACTTTCCCGTGGAGTCCTTGACAACCTGATTCGGCCCTGTGTTCAGCGCGGCGTAGCTGTACGTGGTGGCTGTGCCCGCCGGGCTCGTCACGACAATGGACACTGCCGCCGGGTCTACTGTCACGCCGTTGGCGTTAGTGAAGGTACCAGGGACTGTGACAACCGTGCTCGGCAGGTCAAAGTACACAGGCGTGTTAGACACAGGTCACCTCCTGTGCCCATGATACGATGTCATCGTGTGCCAGACCATGGTTGCCGGCCTAACGTGAAGCCTCGTGCGCAGCGCAAGCGCGGCATGAGCACAGCCCGGTACCTGGCAGTAAACGCTTACAAGACGGCTAAAGGATGCGAGAACTGCGGGTACGCGGAAGACCCGGTAGCCCTGGACTTCGACCACATAGACCCGAAAGGGAAAATTGACAAGGTATCTTACCTGCTAAGGAACGCCTCGCTGGAGCGTGTATGGGCAGAAATAGCCAAATGCCGGGTTCTCTGCGCTAATTGCCACAGGATATGGACGCACCGGAAATCGTTCACGCCCCCGCCGTAACTCGCCACGCCCTCCGCATGTGCCGCTGGAACCCGTCAAGGACGTAACCGTTCTGAGGACGGTGAATGTACGCAAGCGCATCGGACACCATGATGCGAAGTTCCTTGTAAGTGTTAGCTTCCAGTATCTCGTCCCAGGAGAGCACCTCGCTAGGGTCTAGTACTGCGTGCTCACGTTCCGGCCCTACTACCATGGTGCTCTCCTTCCCTCGGATTCCGTACTTTCAGGCTAGCGCTCAAGTTCCCTGCGCACTGCCCTTGACACAGCCTCGGAAAGAGCCGGCGGAACAGCGTTGCCTACCTGCCGGTAGCGTGCGCACGCTGGTCCCTGAACCGGGTAGTTCACGTCGAATCCCTGGAGTACCAGGGCCTCCCTGACGGATATGCGCCGCATTAGCGAATGTCCCGGCAGGTTCTTCAGCGGCTCTCCGTGCAAAACGTACAGCCGCTTGTGATAGCCCTCTATCCACGGCACCGCCCCGCGCTTCAGCTGGCCCAGGTCTATGATCGGAGTACGGTTACCGCCCATTGTCGCGGGAAGAGTCTGGGCAGGCTCGTTAAGGTTTATGACTCGTCCCCCGCCATTGAACAGCATGCCTGCGTAAGGGCTCTTGCGAAGGACAGGGCTCTTGCACGGGATGATCTTAGCCGGGGTGACGAGGTCATCCTCTACAGGCCACTTAACAGCGCGCAGCGCCCGCCCGGCTGAAATGCCGTCGCCCGTCATGAAGGCTCCGGGCGGTATCGCGGGCAGTTCCCCGTCAAGCAGCCCTGTCATGAACATCCGGCTCCGGCGCTGGGGAACGCCGAACTCGGCAGCGTCCAGCACGTGCACGCTCACGTTGTAGCCCGAGCGCTCTGCGCGTGCCCGAAGCCTGTCGAGCACGAGGGACCAGCGCTTCCCCGTCAGCGCGGCGACGTTCTCCATGATGAAGGCGCGGGGCCTTACCTGGCGCACGGCGTCCAGGAACGTGAATACCTGCCGGGACCGCAGGTCTTCGGGGTCCATCCGGCCGGCGACGCTGAACCCCTGGCAAGGCGGGCCGCCGACTACCAGGTCTATGTTCGAGTCGCGAAGGTCCTTCAGGGTGCCTGTGGTGACGAGGATGTCCATGTCCTCTTGCAGGACCGGAGGACCACCTCCTGCCTTCCGGCGAACTGCCCTGAGCGTCTCCACCGACCAGTTATCCAGCTCAACCTTCAGGACAGGGTCAAAGCCAGCGAGCTCAGTGCCCAGGTCCAGGCCGCCGCAGCCGCTGTAGAAGCTGACGTAGCGCACTGCCTTCCCCCTTAGTGACGAAATCCAGGCTTCCGCCGTACCAGTGCGCCTGAGTAACCCCTGCGCCTGCCATCAGCTTACGGCACCCGTCGCACGGCTCGCACGATACGTACATCCAGGCTCCCCGTGACCGGGTTCCGGCCCTGAGAAGGCAGTTAGCCTCGGCGTGGATCGCTATGCACGAGCCCGGCCCTGTGTCATAAGACGATGAAGGAGCTACGGCGTCGGGACAAGGCCAGGGCTTAGCGCAAGCGCAGTAATAACCTGTCTCCTCGTACATTCCGTAGTTTTCAAATACCTCGTAATGGCGTCCTCGCGGGCAAGCGCTGTCTGAAAGACATCCTGGCTGACCACTCGGAGCACCATTGTAACCCGTCTGGATGATGTCGTTAGTGACGGGGTCCACGAGAAGCGCGCCCACCTGACGCCGTGTGCAGTCTCCTCGCAGGGCTATGTCGTCGGCGATCCGGAGGAACCACTCGTGGAAGGAGATCCGCCGTTTAGCAATCCCGCCTGCTCCAGCTCGAACACTATGTCTATCACCAGGTCGGGCAGCCATTCCTCGTCCTTTGCCTCTTCGACATCGTCCATTCCGTAGTCATCGAACCCGAAGCTCATAAGCGCCCGGGTAACGGCCTTAGCTGCCTCGTCTGCGGTCACGGCTTCTTCCACGCTCCTCGCCGCAGGTCCCAGTCATCCAGGACCGTAATCCAGCCCTCGGGGTGATGCTCAAGGGCACCGCCGGCCACGATAGCCCCGCTCCTTGCCTCAGCGTAGATTTTCTGCTCAAGCACGCGCTGGAACTCGGGAGTCTTGATTGGCCGGTACAGCCAGATCAGGTCGTAGCCACCGTAATGACTGAATTCCAGGGCGTCACCAATGAAGCAGTCGCCTATGCACTCTGAAACGGCAGCGTGCGCCATTTGCGGGTTGCGCTCAATACCGTGCACGGTAAGCCCGAAGAGCATCTGCGCTAGCCTCATCTTGGTACCCGGGCCACTGCCCACGTCCAGGAACAGGGGACCGTCTACCTGCGCGACGCACTCGCTGATGATAGCGATGAAGTCGGCTGGCTGGAATGGCATCCACGGGGTGTAGACGTCCTTCCGGTCGCCGGTGAGCAGCCAGTCGTACTCTGTCTTCTGCACCCAGTTAAGAGTGTCCTGAAGAGAACCTAGCTGGCCGTACTTGAAGGGGCTGTCGTCGGGGATCATTACTCTCCTAGTCGGGGATTAGCCATTCGGGGTTGCGAAGCGTCCATTCCACGGTCTTGCGCAGTGACTCCCGGAATGGCACGGGCATATTCCAGCCTAGTCCGCGAAGCTTAGAAGAATCCAGCCCGTAATGGGGATCATGCCCTGGCCGGGTAGTGTGGAAGTCTTCCAGCCGGTACCGGAGCGGCTTGCCGACGTCCTCCGCTATCATCTGCGCAAGGTTGAGGTTGTCTGTGCGCTCAGGCGAGGCGATGTTGTACCGGTCAGGCCGGTGTACGAACTCTCCGAATTTCCTGGGCGGAAGCTCGCCAAGAATGAAGTTAATGCCGTCCGCCAGGTTACGGGCATGCAGGTAATGACGCGTGCCGATATTACCCGGCATTCCGTGAATGGTAACTTCCTCACCGCGCATTACCTTGCCGATTACCATCGGCACTACCTTCTCCGTATCCTGGCGCTCGCCTATCATGTTCATGGCGTTCACTATGACAGCGGGAACCCCGAACGTTCGCCAGTACGAGATCACGAAGGCTTCCTGTGCCGCCTTGCTCGCGCTGTACGGGTTAGACGGCAAGATGGCAGACCATTCCGCCTTTCCCATGTAGTCGTACCTGCCCACAGGACCGTAGACCTCGTCCGTGCTGACCCACACGAGTGCCTTGGGCTTCAGCGTGCGCGCCAGCTCCAGCGTCGTGAGGGCGACGTCCACGTTGTTCCGGGAGAAGGAGACCGGATCGGAGATAGACCTGTCCACATGGCTCTCAGAGGCGTAGCAGGCCATGTAGTCGATCTGGCCTATGCGCTCGATAGCCTGGTTGCTGAACGGCACGGTCAGGTCGTGGGTCAGGATCTCCGTGCGCGCTCCCCAGTCAGACCCGAAAGGCAGGTACTGACGAGTGGAGTAAGTGTGGAACGGAGAGCTCGTCAGTACCTCACTGATCCTGTCCGTCTTGCCCCTGTGCCGGAACGAGTCCGTCGCGACCACGTTCCAGTCCGTGGTCTTCAGTACGTGCTCCAGGTAATGGCTCCCGGCAAAGCCGCCGGCCCCGGTAATCAGTACCCTCGTCACAACGGTCGCGCTCCTTCTCCTTGAGTTTCAAGGTTTACCTGCTGCGCGTGCCAGGCTTCGTGCTTCTCCTTAGCACCACCCCAGCCCGTTTCCCATACGAGAGCCGCGCACGTTCCGCACTCATACAGGTTTACCTGACCGCCGCTGCTCTGCCAGAACGTTCGCTTCAACCAGTTCACGAAGTCCTCCCCGGCTCGAACGACAGTACAGACGTTATCACATGCTGCAAGTCGTCCTCGCTGAGGTCAGGGAAGCACGGCAGTGTCACTAGCTGACGCCAGGCCAGTTCCGTCTTGGGAAGTACCGGGTGACTGCCGAAGACCTGCGCGTACTTATACAGCGGCTTGTAATGCACGCCGGCCGACACGCCGTTAGCGCGAAGGTGATCGATCAGCCGGTCACGGTCGTGAGAAGGCACCCGTACAGCGTACAGGTGGCAGCTTGACGTAACTGAGATGTGGGGCCGCCTGATCCAGTCCGTACTCTCGAAGGCATAGTTGTAGGCGTCCACGATGCTAGCCCGCAGGTCATTGCGCTCTTCCAGGTGCCTGAGCTGAACCCGTCCGATGGCGGCGGCGATGTCGTTCATGTGCCCCTTCTCGCCGTCATCGGTAATGCTGTAGTCCCAGGAGTAACCTCGCGTGTTATCCCGGTCGAACGTGGACTTGTCGATCCCGCACCAGCGAAGGCTCTTCACCTTCTCGATCACTGAGCTGTCTGACGAGGTAACCATACCGCCGTCACCGCAAGCGAGGTTCTTAACGGCCTGGAATGACCACGCTGCGGTGTTGCCCGTGGTTCCCGCGCCTATCGAGCCGGCAGCGTGCGCGCAGTCTTCCAGTATCTTAACCTGGTACGGGAAATCAGAAGGCACCCGGGTCACCGTTCCGCTGTACCACACGGGTACTGTCAGCGTTCTGCTCCAGTCCCGGGAATCCTGTAGTACGCGCGTCACATCCTCCCAGTCAATGCACAGGGTCTGGTCGTCAACGTCAGCGAACACGATATCCAGGCCGGCGTGCTTCATGGCCAGGGCAGTTGACACGAACGTCAGCGCCGGAACGATCGCCAGGCCACCGTAAGGCATCAGCGCGCGAGCCGCGAGCTCCAGGGCCATCGTGCCGCTATTCACGGCAGCAGCCCGCAGGCCGCCGGACGCGAACGGCTGGCCGGCGTACCGGGCGAACTCATCCTCGAACGCGGCGGTCTCCGCTCCCTGTGCCCACCAGCCAGAGCGCATGACGCGCGTTACCGCAGCTATTTCCTCGTCACTGCAAGCGGGACGGAAAAGCGGAATCATGCTGCCTCCTTCAGGTTCTCGTAAATGGCAAGGGTGTCCACTATTCGCGACGGCCCTTCCGGTATGAGCTCGTCAAGTGCCTGCCGTACGCCTGGGCACGAGTCCTCAAGGTAGTCGTGGCAGG